ACTGTCTTTGTCGGAAGCCTTGGTAAAACTGATATGGATATGGTGATTGTGTGGGTTCAAACCACCTCTGTATTTACGCCAACGCCAGCCAAAGATAGGACTGGCTATTTTGCCTAAGTGAATTACATAAGAGATACGCTTGTGACTCTTCCCGTAGAGTCGAAGCTGATCTGCCAAATCTGCTGAAATCCCTTTTTGGTCAGAAAGCCTAGCGTCAATATCAATAGCTCTAACGACACCTGTTTGTGGGTCAGGGTTATGGTCGCTCTTTCTCGCTGAATGGCGAACATCACCAATCCACCCATCACCTGAACGACTGCGTGTGTCTCCGAAGGAATCATCTATTTGTTCACGCAGTTGTACTGCGGATTTACTAAGCCAAGGTTTCATTTTGAACCATTACAGGCATTATCCATTGGCAAGTCTTTTCATCAAAACCAAGATTACCTTCAGGCTCAGGTGCAATAAATGCGTCTCGCTCTTGATTATATGTATAACCAATACCAGCAAAGTTGTATCTAAAATTCCCATTGTATGAAGTTTGAATCCAAGTGCCACCAAGATTATCAATTAACCATTGGTATCCTTCATCACCAGCAGGGTCGTTGTTGTCGCCAACTAAAACACGAACAACTTTATTGTTAGAATCTAAATCTGCCCAATGGCTCACGCTGCATACCTCACAATAATAATTCCAGACCCACCAGGTTGACCATTGCCCGTCGCTGTATTGAAGTTTCCACCGCCACCACCACCGCCTGTGTTAGCTGTTCCCGCAGTTGATAAAACAACTGGATTACCACCTGAATCAGGTGAAGTGCCACGACCGCCACCGCCAAAACCACCAACGCCACCATTTAAAGCAGAACCACCTGAACCACCACCACCGCCTGCATAATAACGAGTACCACTTACATTTTCACCAGTAGAAGTTGCTGCACCCCAACTTGAATAAGCACTTGAACCGTTACCACCTGCACCGCCATCAGTTAAAGTTGCATTACCGCCAGTCGCACTAGCACCGCCACCACCGCCTGTAGAAAATCCTGGGGCACCAGTAGCTGCACCGCCTGCGTTTCCTTGACCAGAGGGAGAAGCTGCACCGCCAGTTCCTACAGGTGTTGGGTTTACTACTGCACCGCCACCGCCAGAACCACCTGCACCGCCATTAGTATTAGTTGTGCCGTTTCCTGCTCTACCACCGCCAGCAGCAGTTGTTAATGAACCAAATGTTGAGGAATCACCTTGTGTGTTAACTGCCCCACCAGCACCTATTGTGCAAGTATAAGAATTTGGGCTTAAACTTTGTGAAGTAAAACCTAACAAACCACCAGCACCGCCACCACCGTTATTGGTAGCACTATTGCGTCCACCGCCACCACCACCAGCCACTACTAATATGTCAGCGATTAAGGTTCCGTTGCTTACTGTTAAAGTTCCATTGCTTGTAAAAACTCTGTAATTAAATCCGCCTGAGGTATACAAAGTTCCACCCGTAACAGTAACTGGTGGAGTGGTTGGTGCTAAAAAACCAGCGACGATATTGCCAATCATTAGGCTATTGCACCCACGACATACCAAGCGTCTGTGCCAGTTTTAATACACACAGCTGATTTGTATTGTGCCAATGTAGGTTGAGCCGCTACTGAACCAGCTGAAAGAACAGTTGTTGTACCTGAAGTTACTGCCTTAATTGTGCATGTACCTGCACCAATATTAAGGACGGTAATAGCAGTACCGATAGGGAACGCAACTGAGGCGTTAGTTGGTATGTTAAAGGCTACAGCTGTGCCTTTGTTCATTAACTCTAATACCTGATAACTGTCTGAAAGGGTTGCTGTGTAATCATCTGTATTGGCTGCGCCTACGGTAAAGGTAACTAAACCGTTAAACATTGCAGCTGAAAGGACATCACCTGTTGAAGCTGGAAAACCTGTTGCCATTGTATTACTCCTTAGTATCCTAGTATATCATCACCGAGGACACCATAGGTGGTGTTACCTATGATAAACCCGTCTGTGATTGGTTCAAGTGTGGTAAAAGTACCTAACCAGCGATTAGGGGTTATATCCCAGCTAATGCCTTGCACCTGCAGATTCTTTGTTATTGTAGAACCGTCAGGCTGTATGTTAGATATATCAACATTAGTAAAGTAATCCATGGCTAGCATTGTGCCTGTAGGCACAGCTGGGTCAAGTAGGTCAACCAACATAGAGTCAATTCGGATAGTGGTATCGCTTCTAGTACTGACATAGATACGGGCTATGTTGTTAGCGTCTATATCTGTCTGTACTACCAAATTATCATAGTTAACGCTGTGAGGAAAAAAGACAGCCACGCTACCTGAATCTTGTGCAAATTGGGCTACGCCACCTATACGAGTAATAGTGGCTTGGTTAATAATCAGCTTGTCGTCAAATGCAAAGGCAAGGTTTTTATAAGGTATATCGCCTGTCTGATTGAACTCAATAGGCGTGTTGCCAGCTGAAGCAACTACGGTGTTACGGTTCTTAAATACTGCCTGACCTTCAGCGTCCATGTAGAAAGCACCCTGCTCACTAAATTCTACATTTTTAATAGCGTTTAAGGCTGTGCGAGTGGTGGCTGGGTCTGCCTGTACTAATGAATCACCTACATCAAAGGTACGCATTGAATTTGGAAACGATACTGTATCTAATATCTTGCCTATACGCTCACCTGTGTCGTCGCCATCGACTGCGCCTGTGACTGTGGTTATGTTGGCAAGATTGAATAAACGGAATCCGTCAACAGCTGTTATGTCTACATAGGATACTTGCTCAGCCTGATCGTAGGTATAGGTGTAGGTGGTTGTATAACCGCTAAATAGGTAATAGGTATTGCCCGTATATGAAGCTGAAATACGCATTTTACGCAAAGGTGTTAACTGACCAAATAAGTCAGAGCTTGTATTCTGTGGGTTGAACCGACCTGTTGGGTCATAGATTCGAACTGTTGCGCTACCTGCTTCGTAAGTGTCTTGCAAGATATTACGCCCACGCTTAATTTTAATACTGCGTGTGACATCAGTCACATCAATAACTAATGCTGGGGCTGTGCCGTCTCCAAGAATACCAAACCCAAGCCTGCCGTTAACAGGGTCTCCTATGGTAAATGGGTTACCGAAGGTTGCACCTGAGTTAAAGTTTAGGCTTACATTAAGACTGGCTGGTAATGTCACCCTTGACCAAACCTAATTCTATTAAGTTCTGCTTGATTACCTGAAGCAGAATTATTGATCTGAGTGTTAGTTACAATATCTGTTATCTGTTGACCACCTACTTCAACATTTACATTGACAACAGGGCTTCTATCTTTGGTTGTTGAAGCAATTTTAGACATCAAATCATTGTAAATATCAGTAACTCTTGAAATACTAGATACAGTCTCCACCCTTGCTTGTTCTAGAGTTTTCATTGGCGCAGCTGAAGGTTGTACCTGTAAAGGTTTCTGAGCAGCTGATAGCTTAGCCAATTCAGCCAAAGCTGCCTGTACATAGGCAGGGTAATCAGCAAATGGGTTTAGGGCTTTAGGAAGGTTAGCAATAAAGGTTGCAAGTCCAGTAGTGCGAGCCTGAGCAATTAACAGCTCATTGCTTAAACGATCTGCCTCTGAAGCGTTGCCTGTTAATAGGGCTAACTGTAACTCTAGGCGTAATTTTTCATCAGCTGTAATCTTACCCTGTAATGCAGCAACCACTTGGATTTTCTCTATGTCAAATAGAGTTCCTGCCTTTTTACTCTTTTGTAAATCCCGTTCAGCCTTTAATTTAGCAGCCGCAGTTTTCTTTTGCTCAGCCAATAACTTTCTTTCTTGGGCTAATCTTTGAGCAGCGAGTAATCTATCTTTAGCCTCAGCCGCTATCTTTCCCGCATTGTTTTCTCTATTATCTAAAGCAGTTCCTACTGGGCTTTGCTTGTCTTTTGCAATAACACCGATCTTTTGTAATATCTCGTATGTCTTACTAAGTGCGTCAATAATAGGTTTTAATACACCGTCGTAGGTTGATTTCATAAAAGACGCGACGCCCTTAATAAACCCTGCTATTGAAGTAGCAAAGTCGGTAACCTTTTGTTGTATTACTTCAATATCATTTGAACCTGCTAAGACAGCTAATGAATCAAAGATACCTGCACCAATGATCTCCATAGCGTTGCCAACTGATTCACTTAGTGCTTTAGTCTTGCCAGCGTAAGTGTCTAGGTAGGCTGCGTTCTGACCTGAGAAAGTTTTATTTAACTTACCCATAATCAATTCCATATCGCCTGAAGCAATTTCAGCCTTAGTCAAACCTGTTTCAAGTGCAATTAAGCCCTTAAAGTTTCCAGCGTAGGCTTTAGTTAAAGCTGTAACTACGCTGCCTAAATCAGCACCAGTACCCTTTGCAACATTGGTAGCAGTCTCTAATACTCTTGTGGCGTCCGTCACACTTCCAAGGATTCTGAACACCTGTGCAAACGCTGGACGAATTTCATCTTTACCTACAGTAGCCAAATCAGATAGGCGTTGAATAGCAGTTTCAGCTGAAGGTATGGAAAGTTCAGCCCCTAGGTTTCGCATTGTCGTAGCTAGAGCTGCGGCTGATTTTTCGTTTTCTGCAAATGCCATTGCAGCGTTCTTGGAAAATCTTAATATCTGATATGCAGCAAAAGTCTTGGCTAATGTTTTACCTAGTTTTTTGGCTGAGTTTTCAATACCACTAATTGATTTAGTTGCCTCTTTAGCACCCTTGTTTTTATACTCGGATACAATATCTACCTTAATTGTCATGCTGCTAAACCATACCTATCAGTTTTGCTAGTAGTCATAAATTTATACTCTGCCTTGGCTATTGCCTTAAATACTGCGTCAAATACTTTGCCTTGATCTTTCTCGACAGCTTTGATCAATATGCGACCTCTGTCTATACGAGACTTACCGATCTTGCCGAAGCCACCGTATGTACCTTGAATAGCTCTATTGAAATGCGCACCTGCATTAGGGTTGTTGCTCTGACTGCGTGGGTCTCCGTTAAAGTTTTTACGCCCAGCAGTCTCAATAATAGAACCTGCTCTTGATTTGTTTAACAAGCTGTAAAGAGCTATAAAGCCAGCATTGTTTCTTTTTGATCTACCTAGGCTGTAAGTCAACCCTTTGCGAATAACTTTAGGGTCATACTTAGGAAATGCCTCTGCACGACTGGTACGGGATTTAACTACCGCACCTGTAGTTTGCCAATTATACAATCCGTAAATTGCTGGTTGCACCATAGACTTAGCTTCATCAGAAACAGTCTTTAATGCAACCCTGATCTCTTTACGCATTTCATCATACAAATCAGGCGCAAGTTTCTTTAATGCCTTTTGGGTCTCAATGAGACCTTTTACCTCTACTGGCATTATCCATCCTTTGCGCTCTGTCTTTCATGTAAGCCAAGGTTGCTAAGAACATTGACCTATCCATGTTAATAAACTCGCTGTGAGGTATGCCTGTCTCGACCGCTAGTGAAGCGATTAAATAAGTAAGGTCATACCTCGTCACCCATTTGGGGTATCAGCGTCTACAATCTCTACTTTTGATAATGTCTCTAAGAACTGCTCTCCAAATGGTTTAACAGTTTCACCTGATCGGCGTATGCACTCCCACGCCAACCAATAGACATCTGACTGCTTTTCTTCATCTCGGAATCTCTTATGAAATCCTGACTTGAAATGCTGTTCGAAAGCATATTCAATCGCTGGTGTAATCTCATGTGTAGATTCTTCACCTGAAGCCTTGGTGATTTTTAATGCAATCATTTTTCTCCTTTAGAAAGTACCTGTGGTAGCGACTGTAATTGCGCCGCTAATGTTCCATGTTACATCTTGTGTGCCTAGATCGCCTACAGCACCGTTAATGTCGGTAGTGTTATTTACTAGAGCTGTAAAAGTGTAAAGTGGGTTTGTTGCACTTACAGCAGTTCCTTTTTCCTGTAGCAATACGCAGGTTACATTTGTTCCCCAAGCAGCCTGAAGGGTTGCTAAAACATTTGCTGAAGCTGTGTCATTTAGGAAGCTGATAGTTACAGATGAAGCCTCTAGACCTTTTACATATTTCACTCCAAGATCACCCATAGCTGTTACAGGTAATTCTTCAAATGAACGGTTTAATGTGATCGCAGTCACATGGTCGCTAAGATCAACGGTGTTAACCTTTACGCCGACCTTGTTATTTAGAAATACAGCCATTTGGTTATTCCTCGTCTTTCTTTACGATTTGTGGCTTTTCGGTTTTTGGTGCTACTTGCCCGACTTTTTCAAGCCAAGCCTTATCCTCGGAAGGAATATCTATTGTCATTTTTAACTCCAACTTGTCATGATTGAGACGGACATCTCACTTGTTAACATCTCACCAGCTACGCCTGATAACACGCTAGGTGCTGAGATACTGCCAACGCTTATTTTAAGGGTAGTGCTTGCCGCTAGCTTGTTAAACACGCCAACTACTAAATCCTCAATACCAATGAGGTTACCCTGATTGTCAAACATAGGTACGATCATTACGATCTTAAAATTTACTTTAGGTGCTACTGATGAGTAGATATTGTTGCTTGGCTCAATGTAAGGGTCATCAGGTTGAACAATTACAGAGTTTGCAATGGGTGTAGCAGGTGGAAAGGAAAATACCTGCCACACCCCTGCGTTCTCTAACGCAGCCGCAAGGGTAGACCGAAGTGTCGTAACGGCGACAGTCATGTCAGCCTACCAAGCTATTAGGACTTAAATAAGGTGCTAATAAACCTCGTACCCTTGCAGTTAAAGTGTTGCCCATACGATAAGGCGAAGGCTGAAAATCAGGTGATATGCCACCTGCGTTACTTGCTTGGCGTGCTTGCCAAATGTCAATGGCGATCATAAGTGCAGCTTCATTAACAGCTGCCACCGTTGCATAGTTTGTGTATGTTGAACCTGCTACTGTTCCATAAGGCTGAACGGCATGAATAGCCTCAGCTGTTGAATGTGTAGTAGTTACTGTAATAGTAAAATCAGTCATGCTTGTAATAACTTTACTTCCGTTAAAAGTTGCGCCGTTACCTGAGATTGTTACAGTCTGACCAACATAAAAAATGTTTCTTACTGAGTTATTAAAATATAATGTGCCGCTGCCAACAATGTTACTGTGAGCGTAATTGTTAAGTTCGTCTCTCCATAAATACGAGGAAACAATATCTTGAGCAGCTTGCGCACACTCATCAACAACTGCGTCACTATAAAGTGAACCTATTCCCAATGCGCTGCGAAGTTCGGCGACTGTTGGTGTTGTTGCTGCCATTGTTTTCCTTTCTTAGAGTATAGGGGCGAAGGCTTCCAACGCCCCTACACAGTTATTTCCTTTAACGGAAGGTTATGCAACCATCCAGCGGTATGAACCAGCTGCAACCTTAGTTGCTACTGCACCGTAACCGTAGTAAGCAACTTGAATCTGACCTGTTGCAATTACATTGGTCTCTAGACGGTACTTGCTTGACTCGTACCATGTGTAAGCCTGTGGGTTAATAACGATCATTGTGTTGTCGCCAACGCCTGAACCGTCAGTTAATGCACGAGATACACGAAGGTTTAATCCGCCAATGTTGCCTCGGATATTTGTAGGTGTTAGGTTACCTGAAGCATTTTGTGGGTTAATTGTCTGAGTGAATACAGCTCTGTTTGAACCGTCTACTAGACCCATCAATGCGCCCCATTGCTCAGGTGAAACTACGATATTCTCAGCGAAGCCAAGTGTTCCCTTGTAGATAGAAACAGCGGCGTCTGAAATAAAGTCTTGGATATTAGCAGCTGTCAGAGTGCGGTTTCCGCCGTCTGTTCCACCGTTAATTAAAGCAGTTCCTACAGCTGCGTCAGTTGCGCTTGCGTAAGCAAACTCCATTTGACGAACTAGCTCTGCGAAAAACGCTGGAGACGACCTGTCCAATAGCTCTACAGAAAATTCCTGACGACCAGCGAACTTGGTGACTGGAACTGAAATGAAGGCTACATTTTGGTCACGCTCTGCTGGTGCTGCGCCTTCAGCTGTTGCTGCTACTAAAGGTGTTTGTGTCAATTTAGGAATTTCAAATGACATACCAGCGTCAGGTAGTGCTGCTGATGAAATTGAATCAATAAATGGACGATCAGCGTTTGACAATGGGTTAATAACTTCAGTTAGCTGACGAGTTGGGATTAAACCTGCGTTGTCAGTTGTATCTGCTGCTGCTGCAATGTATTGACGAGCGTCGTGATCATTTAAGTATTGCGCACGCAGAGTGTTTTCTAGAAACTTCTCTTTTGTGAACTCTAAGCGAGGCTTAGTGTAAATAGGTGCTGCTACTGTTGGACGAGCAGAGGCTTCAACCGCAACGGTCTCTGTTACCTCAGTCGCAACAGATTCAGGTGTTGTGTTTTCCACAATTTCCTCATTTTCTGTTTTGGTTTCGGTTGTAACTTCTGCGTCTTGTGACGCAGCAACACTCAATACCTCTGCTGATTTGAAGGCAGCAGCTTGTACAAGTGAAACTTCAATTAGGCGTGCTGCACTTACTCTGTACACGCCATTGCTGTTCTTTCCTTTAATAACTTCAACACCAACTGAAAGACCGCTGCGCAGGTTTTCCGACGCTTCAATTAGACTGTCTGTTCCTCGTGTGGTGTTGGAGACTTTGAACTCTGCATAAATACCTGTGTCGTCATCCTCTGCCTTTTGCATACGACCAATAGGCTGCTTAGGGTCATGCTCTAGTAACAACTTGACCGCTTTAACATCTTCAATTTCAATAGAACCTTTTTCAAAGATTACCTTGCCAGCACTTGTATCACCGATCTCGTCCTCAAAAGGTACGATCTTGCCAGCAATAATGCGGCGTGATTCTGAAGCTGTTAAATCAGCTGAAAAGTTAATTATTTCCATTAGGACTCAATTCTTCCATTGCTCGGGCTTCCTCTACGCTTATTAAACCTAGAGTAAGCATTTTTTCAATTACATTTAATCTTTCCATTGGATTAGCCCGAAGGAATCCGCTGTCCATATCAAATGCAACAAACTGGGTGGTTGGTGATAGATCGTCCATGCTAAAACGATTCTCTACCGCCGAAATGTAAGGTTGTAGCGATAGCGAAACAAATTGACGACGCTCATCTTGGACATTGGCGTAAGTCATGCTGTTGTTTTGGTCTGCTGAAATATAGTAAGCAGGTACATTGAACAAACGGGCAATTTGAGTAGCCATGTACTGCAATGCCTCGTTGTACATCATGTCTTTAGGGCTAAATGAAGTTGGCTGATATTCCAAGGTTGAAGTTAAGTATGCAGTTGATCGCTCAGCTCTTGATCGCTTCCATGCTGCTAATAATCCTGAAACTTCAGCAGGTGGCAGATCAGCACCGTTATTTTTTAAGATACCTGAAGGTACTGGTGTTGACGCCGCTGTTGCTGAGGCTTTTTCTAAATCAATAGCAGCTCTTAGTATTCTTGCGCCAGCGTGAAGGATACCGTCAATAGGTGATTGGATAGTTACAAGTGAACCAATACCTGACATTGGTCGCTCACGACCGTCTACCGTATAAAAGTCAACAAAGGTATTTAATTTATTAAGTTGTACTTGTACTCGTGTGTTATTTACAAAATCAAATCTTGCTGGACGGTTATCATCTTGATAAACCTCAGTAACCTCTAAATAAGCAGTACCATAAAAAATTAAGGCGTCAACTATTGCAGTTAGGATAACTGAGTTAGGTGCTGATTTAGATAATTGGTTTACCCAAGGTAAATTAGGTATTTCTGCTTTAGTTGCTTTTGCATAAGTTTTTAATTCCATTACGCCAATAGTTGTGGCGATTAAATTGCGACAACGCAAAACGCTAGGTACGGTTACAGCTTCTTCTCGTGATACAGATTGAAACGGTGTGAACTGTGAGTAAAAATTAAAAGGGTCTGAAACGACAGGTGGGGCAAGTTGCGCCTTAATTGTTGATTTATCCTCTAGACCAATTAAGTTGCGGAAAAATCCCATAGGTGAAGTATATCACAAAACCTAGACATAAATCTGAGGAACTGATATTGGTTTTGACAACATATGTACGCACATTGCCGTAGCAATAGCAGCTGTGACATCTCCAGCTGATTTTCTACGGACAATGCGCCACCCTGCGTCATTAGTTTTCATTGCTGCGTTATTCATTGAGTTAACCCACTCGGGTTGACCTTGGTGAACTAGACGGAGGTTACTGAGGGCATCAGATAGTTCACCACAGGCTTGGTAGAAGGATTGACCCGAGATATCCACCAATTTATGCCCTGATTGAGTAAGTCTTTGCGCAATACTAGCAGTAGCGTACTTGTCATAGGCGATATTGACAGGGCGGTATTTCATAGCCCACTCGTTTATCTGACTAGCCATTTTAATTTCATCAATAGCGACCTCGCTGGTATAGGTCTCAATTACTCCAACACCTATCTTGCCTTCAGGGGTTATCTGAGCACCGACCAACGCACCTGATCGTTTGCTAGGACTTACATCAAATGCCAATACAGTCATTGTGCCTATTGGTAGGATTAGATCGCTATTGCTTGTAGCTTCAATAGAGCCAAAAGTCCATGGTGATACCTGACTATCAATTTGCATACAAAGTGTCTCAGTCAAAGTGCTTTCAATGCTGTTAGTTGCGATTGATTCCTCAATAGCTTCAAGGGTAACCGTATGACCAATAGCAGGGTTAGCCATAACCCAATACTTGTGATTATGTATATCTTGCCTTGCTTCCATTGGTGCTGAATACTCATAAAATCCAAATGTCTTACTTGGTAACTCCATTGCTCTAGACCTTAGATCATTAAGGACTGTACTAAATGCGTCACCTGCGTTACTGGTCAACAATGTCTGACTATTAGGTCTTGCTCTTGTAGTAGGTGTAGCTGCCTTAAATGCTTCCTCGCTGATTTCTCGTAATTCATCTATGTATAACAGATCAGCTGTCTTACCACGAGAGCCGTCTCTAGTAGCTGCGACGATTTCATACCTTGCACCGTTAAGCAATGTAATTGACTCTTGACCATTAGCGTATCTAATGCGCCTTACCTGTTGCATAAGGAAAGGGTGGTCTTCAATAGTGTTAGCAATGTTCCTAAAGGTATCTAATGCCATATTGCGATTCGAGGACATAGCGATTATGTTCCTTTCGTCAAATAGGAACAAACCAGCCAATATACGCATACGAGCTAGGTGAGTCTTTCCTGATTGTCTCGCTACGAGGTTGAGCGTCGTCTTGCGGACGAACATACCGTCCTTGTCTACCTTCAACATATCCTCTAATACGAAATGTTGCCAAGGTAGCAATGGCATACCAATTTTCTCAGCTAAATCTGCAACTTCTTGAATTCTTGACGCACCTTTAAGCAAAGGGCTGTGAATACGAGGCTTTACAGCCCCTATAAGCGGTTTTTTCTTTGCCCCTCGTCTTACTGGGTCAACCTTGGTCTGATCGGGTTTCATTTGGCTTTCTAAGACTTTTTAAACGGCGAGTCAGGCTGAGCCACCCGAGTCTCAGGGAGAGAGGAGTCAGGAAAGACAGGGGGGGTAGACGATCTGTCTAAAAAAACGCTCAGCTGTTTATCACCCTTACTTATGTTGCACCTACGACAGATCGCAGCAAGGTTATCCATATCCCACATGTCACCCATCTTGGTGCGTGGTATCACATGATCAACCTGAGTAGCTTCACCACCACAGATGTAACACACATAGCCGTCACGAGCTAACACTCTTAGCCTTATGTCTTTCCACTTCTTGCTGCCTAATGCTTTGTTAGTCAATGCCAACCCTTAGTCTTTAGATGATGTAATGCTTTACATGCGTTAGGTACACCATCAACAGTAGTGCCATACCTATGCTCTATGTACTTAATACCTAATGCTACCTGTTGCACAGGTGTTCTTGTAAGCATGATCTCATTGCGCATTTGTGGTATGCCATGATGACTACCATTGCGTGCTTCAGGTCGCCAATTACTCTCTCGTCTGTATAGCTCTAATATGCACTTATATTGTTTATCATCATTTAATGCGTATTTAGCATATATCTTAGGTGTAATTGTATAAACGGATTTCTTTGTAGTTATGGCTTTTGCTGTATCAATCTCTATGGCAGCTGTCTCTAATGCTATTAGACATACCAGTATCCCAACAGCTACTGCCCATGAACTCACGAGCACTCCCCTACGGGGCTCGTGTTCAGGCTTTGAGAGCCTGCCACAGGCATGTAGCGTACCAGCCTTGTCAAATTTGTTAAGCATATCATCTCACTATCTGAGACGGTATATTGTGTGATTCATGCCACACTTTAATCGCCTCTGCCATTGACCCACTACCTACAAATATGTCATCTAGTGTGTCACCTTCTTTGTAATTCAATAAGTCTAATATCCATAAGTTAAAGGCTAATGGTTTTGCACCTACTAAACCTTTTCTCATGGCTATTGCACAACTAAGCCAATCTCTAACCATAGGCTTACGCTTGTTTTCTTTGCGCCCACCCCACAGTAATACTGGCTCAAATGCGTATTGCACAGTAGTAGGTCTTATTTGGTGAAATGTCTTAGTCCATACGCATATCCTCAAATCAGGCTGGTCTGCTAACAACCACCATAAGTTTGCTGGATTACAGGACATAGCCCACCCGTCAGGGTAATTGTCTTTAAGGCTTTCTATTAACTCAATATGAGTGTCTTTGTTATCCCATATTGCTGCGTCTTTATGTAATTCACCGTAGTGTTTTTTACCTTGTTGGTAATACGGTGGATCTGCATAAGCAAATTTAGCCATAACCCTCACTCCACTCATGACCACATGCACAACATAGGTGCAGGTAGTCTTTGTTATATTGTGTTGTTTGTGTGTTATACCCTAGGCACTCGGGGCATTGATCTTTGCGCATATTGAGCAGCTTAAACCTTCCATTTTCCAAGCCCCACATTTAATACATCTAACTGGCTCTACCATTTAAGACCTTCATCAATTCTCCTAATGGCATTAGTGCTACATAATCCTCAGCGTTCTCGCCTTGACCGTTCATGCGTAGCACTACAATGCCTAACTTATCTGACTGCCTCAATTTTAACTGCTTAATGGCTGATAATGGGTCAAATCCTGTGCGAGCCTTGACCTCAATATCAAACGGTATGCCGATCACATCTGAGCCTGTGCGCCCAGCCCCAGCAGATTCAGCATACGGATACCATTGTTTAAGGTAATCAGCTACAACTTTCTGTGTCCGATAGCCTCTATATTTGCGGTGTTGGCTCATCTTTAGCATGACCAAAGTCAATATGGTTAATAACTCCACAGCTTAGGCATTTAAGTAAATCGCCTTCATGCACTAAGCGTGGGTCATTACATAGTTCGCAACAATCAGACATGTTTACAATGTCAAGCTCTACACCTTCATCTTTAAATATAATCCTTGTACGGTCAGGGTAGATCATCTCCATATCGCCCATTTATTTATCCTGTTCTCCAAATGACCACTTGCCATTAGCTGTTAGTCTGCCCCATACAGCGTCGCATTGATCAGCCTTACGCTTCTCAACACAGACAAAACCGTAGTAAGGCTTACCTGCTTGGCTAGTACCTTCTTTACGAATCATTGCACCATGTTGGCACTCATAGGTCTGATCAACAACGGTTGCGTTTAATGCTTGGGCAACCTCATTAACTGACCATTGTTCAGGTTCAGCCTTGGCTTCAGGTGCAGACCAAGGGTTATTCTTTATGTCTGTTCGCAATGCCATTTCAATAGCGGCAGACTTTGAACCTACCTTGCCATACATAGGCTTTATAGCTTCCATTTCACCTTTGTTAGCCCTAGGTGCTTTAGTACCGTCTTTCATAGTGCTGTACTTAGGGTCACCTGTATTAGTTATAGCTCTTGCATAGGCTGAAGTTTCTGCCTTTTCAATAGCAAACTGTGTAGCCAATGATTCACCAGCTAATCCAGTTACCCAAGGCTCTTGGTCTGCCCAAGTGCGATACAAATTAACTTCAACAAAGACAAACCCGTCAGTTTGTTCATGAAATGACTTCATGCGAAAGTCAGGATTCTCTTTAGCAAACAGCTCTATTCTTTCCTCAGCTGTCATGTATTTATCTAGATCAAAGTAAGCCATAATCTATTTCGTCCAATCCTTGTGCGTAGGCTTGTTGTTGTTCCAATGTCCATATACTGCCGTCATGCCAGTTCTCCAGTTCGGTTCTGCATGGCTGACAATAATTGCGATACTTGCAGGTCGCTTTTCTGCTCGAGCTAATGCTCGTGAAAATCGCCATGACTTGACCTTTGAGGCTAGTTGCCCCATAACGGTTTTTACAATAGTCACAGTAATTCTTAGTCCTGTTCAGTATTATCATGTAGCTCTGCCATTATTTTCCTATACACGCAGGCGTATCCGATAATATCTTTGAGACTGTCTTCGTGGTGTGGAGTCTCGCTGAGGCGTGAAACCTTGACGAGCAACATACACATGGCAGCTTGCTCTGGACTAATGTAAGTGTCCAAGTAACCTGACCATAGTTCTGAGATTCGTCTGTGGTTTGTAGCTGCTGAGCCATAGTCTGCGCCTCTTGACGCAACAATGCCACTAATCTCATTGAGCCACTCATCAGTTTTTTTCATAGTCAAATACCTCATCTATAGCAACTCGTTCGGTTGCCTTGGCTGAAGCATATCCATTGACCCACCCACGCTGTTTACCTATCAAAAAGCCTCGATCAAACCCAATGTAATATGCACAATAGGAGATCGCAGCTGTATAAAACAACATACTTAATGTAATCCATGTACTCATAATTTCCTTTCCGTTGACAAATTTTGCCAACACCGAAAGTATGATGATTTGTTCATGGTAAGTGTAGGAACTGACAGGCGTGTCCTATAACGCTTTTGTTACAAAACCCCTATTGCGTCAAAGTCGTCAATATGGTCATCAATGGTTCGATCAGGCTCTTTTCCCATAGACCTTACCTTCAAATATAAAGCTACCGTCATGGTTAATAGGGATTGTGACCACCGTCACACGAGTCTTGTCTACATAGGCAACGGCGAAGCCTGACTGCCAGTTTGCATAGCCCCTTGTATAGCTCATACCGCTGCTTGATAGGTCTACTAGGTTGCCTACCTCAACACCCTGTAATACACGCCCTAAACGCCCATTGTGGGCTTCTGAAACCGACATGTGACCAAGCCTGTGCGTGTGCCCCGTCACGAGATTTTTTCCTATTCTGCGTGCGCCATTTAAGGCTGTCTGCCCAGCATTGTTAGACATAGGGAAAGCGTCGCCATGAGCGACATGCCAACCTTTTGCCCAGTCAAATCCGTATGGGTGATACTTAATGTTGAGCTTGTCATATCCCATAAAGCGTTCATATTTGAGTTCGGGTAGGTTAAGAAAACTTGGCAATCTTTTCTTGATTGATCGATAGAGTCTGATTCCATGGTTACTTCCTACTATGTCCGTTACTCCCAAGTAAGTTAATACCTCTTGGGTAAATACTCTGTCCTCATCTAGGTTGCCTACCATTTCATCAATGGTGTTGGCATTAAAGCTACCTAGCTGTGGCATGTCTATCTCATCACCAACACAAATTGTTTGGTGTGGTTGCCATTTGGCGAGAAACCTGCCTACATTTTTTACTGCTACTTCGTTAATAAATGGTGCTTGCAAGTCACTTATGAACGCAATTTTTTTAATAGGTTATTCCTCATCTTCGTCGTCGTCTTGAAAAGGTGTAATGTCAGTATCAGCTGTAGTAGGGATTAACCACTCAGGCATACTGTTTTTGTTATCCATTAGACCTAATGCAATTTCGACGGTGAAACCTGCTCTGCGTAATGCTCTGAAATACTCATTAAGCGCAATGGCGTGCATGTCAAGTGCAGTAGTCTCGGTGCGAGCTACTGATCTACGACGGCGTGCTGGTTTCTTTTTGGCTGCCATGTTTTAATTGTCTCTCGATAGTATGACAAATAACTCATCAACACGCCGTTCAAGGCGATTGATTTGATCTTTAATACTTGACCCACCATTGGGTCTAAGTTCATTTAACCAGCCCTTGACTAAGAACCTAAGTCCTATTGTAAAACCAGTAAATACAGTTGTAATTGCGGCACA